AACAGAAGGAGACGTCGTGGAAAACACCGTCACAGAGCCAACTGCCGCCGAGACGGTAGAAGCTTCAGCACCAGTGCAGGCAGCGTCAGTCGCTAAGCCTGTCAATTTCATCGCAACTCGTAACCCAATCGTTTCACCAGAAACATTTTTGATGCACAAAGTCGCTGCAATGCGTGGAGATGAAAACTCACGTGCTTTTGTAGCAGCTGCAACATCATCAACGGACAATCCGGGTTTAATCCCAACTCGTCAGCTTCGTGAAGTAGTTAACGGTCTAGCAGACAACGTTCGTGCTTCAATCGATTCAATCTCGACTTCAACCTTGCCAAGCGCAGGACTTGTTTTCCAGATTCCAAAGATTACGCAGCTTCCAGACGTTTCGGTAGTCGATGAGCTAGATACCGTCACTCCAGTAGTGATGGAATCAGAATTCATCAACGTTGACGTAAAATCATTCAAAGGCAATCAGGTCATGTCAGTAGAACTTGCAGATCGTTCAGATCCATTGTTCTTCTCAGAATTGATTTCAAACCTAACAGCTCAATACGCTCGCGCAACAAATGCTTACAACTCAGGAATTATTCTTGCTGGAGCAACTAATACAGCATCAGGTTATGGTGACAACATCACAGCAGCAGAACTTCTTTCATGGGTTTCAGCTGGTGCGGTTTCAGTTTATGCAAACACTTTCAAGTTTGCTGATGCAATTGTTGTCTCACCACAAATGTGGGGTCGCATCATGAGCTTTAACGTAGATGGACGTCCAATCTACAACGCGCTACAACCACAAAACGCAGCTGGTAACGCACAGCCACGTTCACTTCGCGGATCAGTAAATGGAATCGATCTTTGGGTTGATACAGCACTATCTGGCACAGGTTCAGGATCAATGTACGTCATCAATCGCGATGCTTACACATGGTACGAATCAGCACGACTAGAACTCCGCACGAACTTTATTGATAACGGTTCTATTGGAATTCTAATGTACGGCTACGGAGCAACAGCAAAGAAGATCGGTGCTGGAGCTTACAAGTTTAACGCAAGCTAATAAATCAATCATCGGTCACGGTCGCTCCCGAACGTGATCGAGCTGTAGAAGGGATCAGAGATGCCAAACATAGTCACCGCCGATGAGCTGCGTACTGTCTTAGGCGTCTCTGAATCTCTCTATTCTGACGTTTATTTAGATTCCGTCATAGATAGCGCGGAGCAGACAATTCTGCCTTTGCTGACGCAATACCAATCAGCAATCGCAGCAACTCGGATCTATAACAATGTTCTTTATGTAGAAACTATTCGCCCTAACTTTTTCGTATCCGGACAGGACGTAGTGATCTCAGGCGTTTCAATGGCGATCGATGATACTTATACGGTCACTGCCTCAGAGATCACTCCGTACCGTTTTACAGCTGATCTTGTTGCAGCTGATCGAATCCTGACTCCAGTGATTCCAGCTGGAAAAGCAACGCTTGAAGGTCACTCAGCTGCCGAACTTTACGCAGGCGTAGCTCCTATTCACTCAGCAATTCTTGTTGTTTCGGTTGAAATCTTTCAAAGCATCACAGCTCCGGGAAATCAGATCATGCAAGATAACTTTACTCCAGCACCATTTGTGCTTGGTCGTTCACTTCAAAATCGCGTCGTCGGTTTGCTTGGGCCATTTATTGACGTTGAAACTATGTGTCAATGAGTATCGAATCCGCAATCCGCACACCGTTGCAAGCTGCACTTTCAGACATTGCGGCCAACGTCTATAACGGAATTCCAGAGACTTTAATTACTCCGGCGATCTGCCTTGTTCCAGATGCACCGTACTTGGAAAGCGTTCTGATCAATGGATCAACAACAAAAGTCTTGGTCAATTTGACCGTCACTGGCGTTGTTGGATACACGACAAATGCAGGAGCTTTGAACAACCTTGAAGAATTGATGATCAACATCATCAGCGCAATGCCAAACGGCTATGTCGTGGGCAATGTGAATCAACCTCAACCTTTGGAAGTCGGCGCAGGAAAATTCCTTACAGCTGATTTGCAAGTCTCAACGTACTACACCGACTAAGGAGAAATCAGATGGCAACGACAATCATCACTGGCAGAGACATCACTTTCACAATTGACAGTGACAATTTCGATGCTCAGGCAACATCAGCGACATTGACTGTTGATTCAACAATCAACACTTATCAGACACTTGATGGCAAGGCTTATTACACAACAGATACACAGGGAACATTTGCAGTTGAAATGCTTGCTGACTGGGGTGCTATGGGTTCACTATGCGAAGCACTTTGGACAGCAGCTTCATCAGCTCCAAATACACCGCTCCCAGTGTCATTGACAGCTGAAACAGGCGCAGTATTTACGTTCAGCGTTCAGCCAATCTTGCCAAGTGCAGGCGGCACAGCACCAGATGCACAGACAGTTTCATTGTCATTCACTTGCGTGACAACACCTTTACTTAACGACTAACAAAAGGAGATCGGGAGCATGAAGCTACAAATAACAATTGAATACAACGGCGGCAACGCCGAGACTTACATTGCACAACCGCCAGAATTTGCAAAATGGGAAAACAAAACAGGATTCATCGTTTCGCAAATGCAAGACAAGATCGGAATCTCTGATCTCTTGTTTTTGGCCTATCACGCAATGAAACGGCAGGCAGGCGCAAAACCCGTTAAGTCTTATGAAATTTGGTGCGATAGCGTTTCCGAAGTCAAGGTCGGTGACGATGAAAGCCCAAAAGATACCCCGTCGGAAGTCTAAATCGAATCCTTTGGGAGTTAGCTCTGGCAACAGGTCTACCTCGATCAGAATTTGAAACAGCCGAAGACGTACTCACAGCAATAGAGATTCTGGAGAGCAAAAATGGCAAGTGATCCAATCGCCTACGACAAGGGCGATTTGCGCGGCGTCATTCGTGCTTTCAAAGCGATGGATGAAGCTGCTACGGATCAGGCCAAAGCTGTGAGCAATGGTCTAGCCACTTACGTTCAATCCAAGATCATTGCAACAGCCAATTCTTCATACAATCAAGCTGCACCACGCATCGCTTCGGGTTCACGCGTTTCCAAATCATCAAAGGTTGGAGAACTGTCTTTTGGCTTTGTAAGTCAAAAGTTTTCAGGCGGCGGAACTACGCAACAGCTTTGGGGCGGTTACGAATTTGGTTCAAACAAATTTAAGCAATTCCCAATTTGGTCAGGTAAAGAAGGACGCGGATCGCGTGGATGGTTTATTTATCCAACGCTTCGAGCTGAACAGCCTCACATCATTGCCGAATGGGAATCTGCCTTTGACAAGATTTTGAAGGAGTGGTGATGGCTGGTTCAAGTAGAACTCTTAAACTCTCGATTCTTGCTGACGTCGATCAGCTCAACAAATCGCTCAAAGCTGCCAATTCGGACGTCGAAGATTCATCCAACAAGATGCTGGATTTTGGCAAAAAGGCTGGATTGGCTTTTGCTGCCGCAGCTGCCGCAGCTGGCGCGTACGCAATCAAAATTGGGATCGATGGCGTTAAAGCTGCAATTGAAGATGAAAAATCTCAATCAAAGCTGTTCAACACTCTTCAAAACGTAACAATGGCAACTGATGAACAGCTTGCATCAGTTGAAAAACAAATTTTAAAAATGTCGTTGGCCTCTGGCGTAGCTGATGATCAATTACGTCCAGCACTCTCCCGTCTTGCAATTTCAACTGGCGACATAACCAAAGCGCAGGATCTCTTATCCGTTGCGCTGGACGTTTCCACGGCTACCGGAAAGCCGCTGGAAACTGTTGCGAACGCCATTGGAAAGGCTTACGACGGCAACACGGCAGCTCTCGGCAAGCTCGGAGTTGGACTCTCATCAGCCGAATTGAAAACAATGGATTTCACTCAAGTGCAACAAAGACTCAGTGATCTATTTGGCGGCGCAGCTGCGGCCAATGCAGAAACATTTGCTGGACGTATGGAGATCCTGAAGGTCACGATCAACGAAGCTAAAGAAGGCATCGGATACGCATTGCTTCCAATTTTGGAGAAGCTTGTTGGATACTTTACTGAATACGTCGTTCCAATCGTTGAAAAGCTATCGAATGCTTTTAGCAACAAAGAAGGCGGATTGACTTCGTACATTACGACTTTAGGTCAAACGATCAGCAATGTGTTCACTCCGATCTGGAATGGGCTTGTCAAGGCTTTTGGATACGTTAAAGATGCCATTGGCGAAAACATCGATACCTTCAAAACTTTTGGTGTTTTGATTTCGACCTACGTTGCTCCCGTCATCGGAACAGTCTTAGGCGGTGCTTTACAGGTCGCTGGAGCCATTGCAGCAGGCGTCATCGACGTCATTGCAGGAGTAGTCAAGATCCTTAATGGATTGATCTCTGGCGCAGTTGCAGGTATTAACGCTCTTATCTCGGCCTATAACTCAATTCCATTTTTGCCTAATGTTGGCAAGATTTCAGCTCCATCAGTTTCCGTTCAAAGCGTTTCAATACCAAAGTCAGTTGCGCCATCAATTCCGACGGTTCCAACTGTTCCCAAGATCACTGTTCCAAGCGTTGCATCACCAGCGGTAGCGGCGGCAGCTTCGACGACTGCAACAGCATCAACAGCAACAAACGTAGTCACCGGATCATTTAATGCAGGATCTTTTAGAGCTGCCGAAGCTGCATCATCTGGAACGGTCATCAATTTGACGGTGACTGGAGCATTTGATTCAGAAGGCACAGCAAGAACAATTGTTGAGACTTTGAACAATTCTTACTATCGCGGCGGTGGCGGCGGTGCAAACTCATTGGTTGCGGTATGACGCTTTGGAATCCAATCTGGGCAGTCACGATCGGCGGTACTGAATACACATCCGCTATTTTGGCAAATTTGACGATTACATCTGGTCGAGTGAACATCTATGAGCAAGCCAATGCAGGCTACATTTCAATTCAGATCATTAATCTGGATCAATCAGCTGTTCCAATTTCAATCAATGATTCAATCACCATTGAGCTGCAAGATTCAACATCGACAATGGTTCCAATCTTTGGTGGCTCTGTTGTAGACGTTTCGATTGCCGTTGCTGAAATTGGCAGCGTAGGTTTTAGCCAAAAGATAACTGTCGTTGCTTTAGGAGCTTTAGCCAGACTTCCAAAGGCTTTAACTAACGGGGTACTGGCAAAAGCTTATGATGGAACTCAAATCTACAACGTACTTAAAGGCGTTTTATTCGACTCATGGCAAGAAGTGCCGGCGGCTCTTACTTGGGCGACCTACTCTCCCACTACTACTTGGGCAAACGCTCAAAATTCCGGACTTGGAGAAATTGATCGCC